GGTCGTAGGTCTGGGTATTGGCTAACGCATCCCCCGCCTCCTCCAGCCGCTTGATGCGCTCATTGGCCGCGTTGAGTTGGCGTTCGAACTTCCTGCACAGCATGCCAAGCTCTGCCACGTTGTGCGGTGTTGAGTCTGATATTGGGGTGTCACCGATCATTTTCGTGGGGTCAGGAATATGATCGTTCATTTGGATTCCTCCATCACTCCGCACGGGAGCCATGTTTTGCCACCATCGATTGAATGTTCGTATTTTTCACACCAATCCTTTCTGTTCTCTTCGCTAGATGTGCGGTCGATCAACCAACGTGTTTTGGGGTATTCACGATTCCTCGCCTGCATTCCCAGCGGAACCTCATCCGCAGTCCATGGGCGGAGGACATAGGTGGGTTTGATGCGGTACTTTGTGTCGTCCCAGCCCCACCGAGGGAAATATAATGGTTCCCATTTTCCAACAGGACCCAAGACCTCTAGGTCCTTACCATCCACAAATGCTTTCATCACGTGGATGGCTTCTTTGGTTTCTTCGATGTTCATTTTACCTCCTTCACTTGTTGCATCTGAACAAAGTCCAGTCGGTTCTCTTCGTTGATTGCAATTCCCCAGCCGTTGCGACGGCAGGACAGTTCGATGGCGTTGTACACTTCATTGGCCTTCTCTTTTGGAAGATAGAGGTAAAGAACCCCCCTTAGTGTGATTCGATAGGTTTCGTTTTCGTTTTTGTTCATTTCGATTCCTCCAATGCCGCGTGAATATGCGAGAATTCAATGGCGAAGATCGTGTCGCGAATGGCAATGGCGATGTCGCGATGCTCCTTCTGTGTACCCTTGGCGCAACGCTGTTCGAAGTAATGAATCCATGAGCGGATGTTGCCGGTCATGTACAGCGTCGTCTGAGTGCAGAGCGGAAGAACCATGCGAGCAGTCTCTCGGCTCACACCCTCATTGATCAGCGTTCGATATGTCCTGAAAGCCAGATCGACCGACTTGGCGACAACTTCATTGGCCCACTCTTGCGGATAAACCTCTCCGCTTCCCTGGCGATTAACACGGTCCTGGGTGCGAAGCTCAACCAGCTCGGCAGTATCGGTCGGTGCATATCGCTGGCTGAACTCTTGGAAGCAGAAGCTGCGATGGCGAATGATCTGGGCGGAGATAGCGCGGCTCGTCTGAATCTCGACCGTCATGCTCGCCTGTTCGAAGATGCTCCAATGGCCATGCCTGATGCAGTAGGCCAGTAGTTTTGGAGCGGTGAGCAGGCTCATCTGATTGCTCGGATTGCTGACACGGGCGGCGAATGTGATGAAATCGGACGCGGTCATTGTACCGTCGCCGACAAGGGGTTTTGTGATAGCTACAAGTTTGACTTTCATGGATACGAATTGGATGCGTTAGAATTGGTTGTGCGTTATCAGGGAATACGCACCCCTCCCTGTTTTGGATTAGAACGGCTTTTCTTCTGGGGCCGTGGCCACAGCAGGCTTCATCGCCTTGATGCGATACGCCTTCTTCTTCTCGCCATTCAGGTCGTACTCTTCAGCGCGAACGATGATGGTAAGCTCAAGACCGATCATCGACTTGAGGAAGTTGGCGTAGCTGCCCTTCTTGCCGAGGAAGTCCACTTCGGTTCCATCCGGCACGTTGTGGTTCGTTGCAGCGACAAGCTGATTCACACGGAACCAGACGTTTTCCTGATTGATGAAACGGTCGGCGATGCTCGATCCGTCTTCGGTTGCGAACGTCACCTTGCAGACCTCACGGCCCTTCGCGTCGAGTGTTTCCTCGACCTTCATCACGGTGACAGTGTACTCGCCTTCAGCATTGATGTAGCTGCCTCCAGCGTCCTTACGATTGACTTTGAACATAATTGTTAGGCTTCGATTTTGGTTTAGTTTTCCGATTTATTCAGCACCCATTTTGGGCATGAAAGTGTGATGGTCGTCGTTGGGTATGATGGCCAACTGTCCAGTGCGCGGCATTCGTGGAGCGTTGAGATTGCCTTCCTACGAAGGTTCTCACCAGCCTGAAGCCATTCGACGTCGAGCCGATAGATTCCAACGGCATACGGAGCCTTGCGTTCGACAGCGACGAAGATGAAAGACTCTGCTCCGGTCATGGCCAGATAATGCGCGGCTTGAATGTGGTATCCGAACGTGGAGATGGTTCGGCTGAACGCTTCAGGCGATGCGTCGTCCGTTGTTTTCACATCCACCAGGATTGCTGGTTCTTTAATCCACAGATCGGGACGGGCCTTCAATGGAATCTGGGTTTCTGCATCTTCAGCAAAAACGCTCGCTTCGATTGAGTGTTCATAATTAATGATGTCCCAGAACGGATGGCGACGGACAGAGTTGGCCACGCCCTGCACATCAATGTCCTCGGCATGAGTCAGGTGAATGCGGCTCTTGTGCTGCTCCTTCCACTGTTTGCCCTCCTTCGTCCGACCGTCGATATCCGGCGGAATCACGGCGACAACCTGCGAGTACAGGTGCGGTTCGAGAACAGCGGTGTGAATCGCCGTGCCAAGCTGCATCGCCTTGCTCGGCTCCTGATGCTCGTCCAGCGCGGCTTTGTAGTGTGCCGGTGATTTGAGGATCTTGGTCATCATCGACTTTGAGAGAGCATCAACGGCGTGATACTTCTCGGCTGGCATGCCGTAATTGATGTGTCGGTTTAGAATGCTCATTCGTTGGTCGGGTTGGCGAACGCTTTAGCCTTGATGAGGAAACCATCAGCGTCGCTGATGATCATGTTGGCCACCTTGGTCGAGACATCGCGGAAGTTCTGACCTTCCTTGATGAGGTTCTTGCTGATGAGAAACGCATTCGCTGTCTCGGAATGTGGCTCAAGAATCTGCTCTAGCTTCTCGACCAGCGAGAAGGTTGATTCCGGCGTCACATTGACCGTCTGGCGCGTCGGAGCGGGTTGAGCGGGTGCTGATGGGGTGGCGGAGAAGTCAGCCACTTCCTCGGGGGTGTAGCGGCCTTGCGTGATTCGCGGATCGAGCATGCGAGTCGCCTTGCTGATGAGGCGCGCACGGAGCATCTCAGCAGGGAACTTCGCCCAGCCGCTTCCTGGCTTTGCGGGGATTAGGCCAGCTTGCTTCGCATCATCTGCGGTGAATGAGACACGGACCTTCTTCGCACCTTTGCTAAAGTCGGCGATTGCGGCCTGAATGTCGAACTGCACCCAGTCGATATCCCATCCGGCATTCATCAGACCAGAGAGCATCGATTCGCTCTTCATCGTGATGTTGCCATTGATCAAATGATTCTCGCGCTTCCATGAGAGCGGAGTCATTCGGCTGGCGATGCACTCAAGAGCGAGGACATACCCTTGCTCAGGCTTGACGCATCCGAACATGCCGGAGTGGCTAATCCAGTCGCCCATCGTCTTCACCGCATCCATCGGACTGTCGATGCGGTCGTAGAAGTCAGGACTGGCCGGACTCACAGGTTGCGGCGCTGGCTGCGACGGCACTGCCACCGTCAATGTTGCTGCTTGGTTGCTCATAGGTTGTATTCTCTATCTGCGGTTGTTTGTTTGTCTTCTTTGCGTACGGATTCACAGCTCCGGTCATTGCTCGACTCTCAAGAATCGCCGCGATGTCGGCTTCCGTGAAAAGGATTCGTCGGCCAATTCTCCTGTGCTGGATGCCGTCGTTGCGAACGATTCGCCTTAGCGTCTCGGTGCATATCTGAAGCATCGCTGCCGTGGCCTTGGCCGTATAAACTTTCATTCAAAAATCGACTGCAATCGGGTGTTTAATCAGGGATAAAAATCCAATTAAAAACCCCGTCGCGAGTTCTCTTCGCGCACTATTCCCGATTGCAGAAAATTGGTCATCGTTGCGGACGTAGTGTTGTAGTTGTCTCAAGTTGTTGCAAGAGGATTTTCAGATTTATTTTCAGCTCCACGCCTGGGCGACGAGCGATTCGGTCGTGTTCATGGGTTGCTGAACCCTGCGTTTTCTGGGTTTTTCGTCGGTCATCTCAAGAGTCTTCTTCATCTCATCAAACCAGTTGGTAGTGCCGTCATCCATCTCCTTCGCGTCGGTGTAAAGGTCGGCCATCTGCTTGTTTAGCCGCTTGATTTCCTTGAGAGCCTTCTTGAGTTCACCGTCCATCGCGATGACTCGACGTTCCAATGCCCGATGCTCGACCAGGATCATGGCGTCCTTGGAATTCTCGTTTTCGGGAAGCCAATCGCACCCCTTCCACATGCGGTGGACATGATCGAAGACCAAGACCTTCGACTTTGGATGCCGCATCGAATTGAACGCTCGGCTCGCTCGCCCCAAATCGCACTGCATGTTGGCCATGATGTGGGCCAGAACCTGCGAGCGATTCGGATCGGCGTCGTGATGCAGCGGCTCCATCAATCGGAACATGCTGCGGTGTGTTGCTCCATTCTCTAAGTAACTCATAGGAACTTGTAATGCACTCTTCTACGGCCTTTTGTCAACTCCATTCAAACGAACTTTCATCTAACCCACTTCTTGCTAATTAAAACTTCGCATAACTCCCGCTATCTCCCCTATTGGGAGTGAATAACTCCCCATAAATAGGGAGTACAATTCCGCTTTCGCCGACTTGCTTGCACCGCCTCCTGACGGGGCGGACGCAATCGGCTGCGGAATTGAAACCCCTCGAACACCGCTCAATCGCTCTATCGACATGCTGTTTAATGGAGCGGAAACGCCCCGTAGAGCGATTTTGATGCGCGAACGGCCTGTGGATGCAGTTTGGCGTCTCTCTGCCGCTAGAATCGAAATTTGAATCTGACCGGTTTTCATGCTTAAGAATAGGGGTAGAATGGCCTGCCTCTTAGGTGCGCGGGTGCGGTTTGAAAAGTTAGCTGGGATTTTGGAGAAGTTCTCGCGCAAGATTTCGATACGCTAACTCGGCGGTAGCTGGGACGACACCGTTGCCGAGGAGACGAAGTTCGTCGATGCGGCTGTCATGCGCGTGGCATAGCCGCTCGTAATCCGATAGGGATTCCCACCGGGCATAACCCATCCAACGGGTATCCCCATCAATGTCTCCACCCATCTCGGATTCAGGCGATATGTCGATGACACGGGGTGGTTCCCATTCGCATCGGTTTTCGCCCTTAGGACGGCTCGGCCAAACTCGACCGCGTAAACCTTTCTGGCCAACTGATCCTCTCGATTCCGATCCGTCACCGCATACATCCACGCTCCCGGTGAATCCTTCCCATCCCGCGCCGATGCGGTGGGCCAGGATGAAGATTCGCTTCCTGCGATGGGGTGCGCCGCATTCTTCCGCGCTAAATATGCCTGCCGCAACGCGGTAATGAAGCCTTTCCAATCTCTCGACGCAGTGTCCGAAAACGCTAGAACCGTCTGGCATTCGCGCGGTGAGCAATCCTTCGACGTTTTCGGCGAAGAGCATTCCCGGCTGCATGATGGCGATTCCGTCGGCAATGATGTCGAACAACCATCGCTCGTCATCGACCGCTTTTCGCTGTCCAGCGACACTGACTGGCTGACATGGCCATCCGAATGAGAGAATCCCTCCAGCCATGAGTCGAGTGAAACTGCTCCAGGGGAAAGTTCGAACGTCCGCGAAAATAGGGGCTGCACCCAGGAGTCCGTTTTCCATTTTCGCAACCAGGTTCGCGATGGCAAATGCTTCCCTCTCGCAGTAAGCGACTGCTCGAAGATTCGGGATACAGCGTTCGAGTCCAAGTCCGATGCCCTCGTATCCTGAGCAAAGGCTGACGTAAGGGATGATGGGAGAATGATGACGCATGGATTCATGGCTTTGAACGCTCCGCCACCGGATAAACATCATAATCCTCTGGCACTTCGACCGGGACGACGCGAATCCGACCTTGAGTGTACTCGCCGGGATTGAGTTCCTTGGCCGTCGTCTCCGCTTCCTTGCGCGTGGTGTATTCGAGCGTTTCGAAACGGACGACCCGTTCCTTTAGATCGGACCAGCCAATCGCGCCGCTGATTTGAACCTTGAATTTGGGCGGTGCGAAGAGATTGCGGCTCATGGTTCGACCTGATAGCTGGTGGGTTTAAACTCGACCAGACCGGACTTGCTCAGTCGTTGAATGGCCGTTTCTCGGATCGGCTGCGGCTCCGCATCGTCCAGCTCCTCAATCGCGCGTTGAAGATAGATGGCGTTGTCCAGTGTCTCCTCCAGCGCATGACGCAGCCACGCGCGGAGGGGAAGCGGATTGTTGCTGACGGTCGTGCCGTATTTGCGAATGCCTTGCATTTGCCTCTCGGCGATTAGCTGGCACACGCGGAGTTCCGTGCCGCTCAGGTAGTCGGCTGGGTCGTTACTCATTGATAGCGTCCTCCGTTGCGGATCAGGTTGATGATCAGTTCCGAGTCGTCGATCAGCTCCTGCCGTCGCTTCTCGCCCTCGCCTGTATTATCGGCTGACCGATACATGCGGACGCAGAAAAGCGCGTCTTCAAGGCAGGATAATGCAGCGGACACATGCGCGAGACGGGTTGATGCGGATGCGATGAGAGGATTCTTAAAATCAGCGGCCATCAGCTCAAGTTGTTTGGCCAACTCATCGAGCGGGATATTTCGCGCCTTCAAAGATTCGTCCTTATGTTTTTTTTCAACAAACTCTAAGATTTCGTATGCGTTGTACGGTCCGTTTGTTCCAGTTATCATAGCGTCTCCAGATCAGGTGTACCGGAGCAAAGCACGTCGCCCTGCTCGCGTTCGATGATCAGTTCGAGGATTTGATTGCCGTCCGCGTCCGTGATGGAGCAGATATGCTTGTCCTCATCATAAATCGAGAGGGGTGTAACGCCTGGTGTTTCGCATTCGCCGGTGATGATTGCGTTGAAAAGGTCAACGATGGTTTGGGCGTTCTGTTTGGATTGAATGGTTAGTTTCATTGTTTTCTGCTGTTTTACCGTGCGGTGAAAGTGGGCTTTTCAGTGAATTCATCCATCGAGCGGAGCTTTCGCATGACCCGTTTTCCATACGCGCGCGACGATGATCTTCTAAGGGCTTTTGGCCCACCTTGCCAGAGCCGAGCGAGACTTTCGTCGCTGAGATTGCGCCCATAATGCGCGAAGTAGCTTTCCGCGATGAAGATCGAGATGGCGCGGTTGGTTACCTGCGCGTGAGAATAGTCTGTTCCCATGATCCGATTCACGTCGCGGACCATGATCGATTTGATTTGCAACGCGCCAAGCTCGCCATGACGACCGCGCGCATGATCGTTTCCGTTTGATTCGACCTGAATGAGAGCCGAGAGAAGCAATGGATGCATGATTTGATGCGGTTTTGAGGTTTATTCGTTGGATTTACTGCTCGGTTTGCCAATGTCCGGTTTCCTTTTGCCCTTGGTTCACGTTGACCATGCGCCATGCGCCGCAAGGGCAGACTTGCTTGACAGTCGCCCAGCCATGCGCGCGGGGATTCGGCTTGTCGCATTCGACCGGACCAGCGAAACAGCGACTGATGAATGTTTTTGGCTTGTGAATGTGTTTTTTCATAGCTGGCCTTTCGCCTTGGCGATGATTTCGCGCGCGTAGTCCAAGTCGTCGTCGTCGGCCATAGGGTGCGCGAGACGTTCGAGAGCGAGAAGCATTTGAGGCGCGATGGAAATCAGGCGAGCGTTTGCCAGTTTTTCAGGCTCTGAAGTTTCTGCGTTTGCATGATGGTTCATTGCATAGCAAATAAGAGCGTCGCCAGCGCGGACGTTAAGGCCAGTTGTCCGCCAAGGGCCGGGGGTATGGGTTTTCATTGGTTCAGGCGTTGGTGACGGCGTATTCCGACGCGAAACGAATGCCTTCCGCGCGGCCTGATTCGCCGCCGCCCAGGACGATTGACTCGCATGCGGAATCGCTTAGCTGGCGGGAAAAGGCGTTCCAATGTTCGCGCGCGTCGCAGTGCGGGATGCCGCAATCGCGATGGAGAACATGTGCGAAGGAGGAATAGAAGTCGTCGCGGACCTCGCTGACCTGATCGTCCATGCCGATTTCGCGCATCAGGTCCGCTTCAAGGCGCGTCAGGCGCATGCTCGGGAGAATTCGCTCCACGACGAAAACTTGCGCGTCGGCCCATAGTTCCGGTCCGGCGTTCGTTTTGACGTACAAGGAACCATCATCGAACAGATAGAACCGGGTAGCGTCGGGGCGAGGGTCATCCTGAAAAGTTTCGCGCAGATTGTCCGCGAAATGCTCGAAAGAGGTTTCGACCAGTTGCTGCTCCTCGTCCGTCAGGCGCGCGTCCATGCGGTAGTTATGGTGCAGGTAGGCGCGGACGGATTGCGGTAGGTCGTGCGCGTCAAATGCGCGGATTGCAGGGTCGAAACATTGGATTTCTTGAATGACTTGGTGAATGGTTTTCATGCTTTTGATTGGATTTGTTGACGGATAGATTGGCCTACCCTTTCGCGCTACCGGGTGAGCGATAGCGCGCGGAGGATGGGTCAACGGTCAGCGTTGCAATAGGTGCGGTAGTCTATGCGGCCGATCAGATAATCGGCGCATGCGCGGGAGCGTTTTTCTGTCCATCCGACTGGACCAGTCAGCCAGTCGAATATGTCAGAATATGTAAGGCCGCGTGCCGACTTGCGTGCGTGCGTGAGGTTGCCGTTTAGGAGGTTGTCCACGGCCGTTTCTATGCGTTGGATTGATTTCATTGGATGCGTTGGGTTTTATTTGAGGTTGAAAGCTTCACGCCACGCTAGGTAATCGTGGCAAAGATCGGTGTCGAAAGAATAGACTCCAATGTCGGGAAAACCGTCTGCGCGCAGACAGGTGACAAACAGCCAACGACGGCCGTGCATGACAAAAGGTTCCTCGCATTCGCGCAAACGTAGGAAAGGGACAAGCGGGATATTGGACATGGTTTTTTATTCGTTGGGTTTTGAGTCTTAGAAAGTGCAGCACCCGCAACATGGCGCATCTTCACACCGGCCGCGCGCATTACGCGTGCCAGTCCAACCGGACGAGAGTTTGACGCATACAAGACCGGAGTTTTCGGGCATGCGGCCGGTGCATGCGTTGCAATCGATGCGCCATGCGCGGTTGCGTTTGGTGACGGTTCCCAAGCCTGAGGGAACGTATTCGTGGCATTGGACGCATTGTCCGGGGTATCGGTTGGTCATTGGATTTGATGGATTGAGTTTTGATTGATGGATTGAAGGCACGTCAAAGGCTACCGTTTCCGATAGCCTTTCGCGGACTTTCAACCCACGACAAAGCCCGTGGTGTCGGTCTTTGCTTTGCCTTTGGCGGTCAGGCCGACGACGACACCTTTAGGATCAAGAAAACGTAGGTCGTTTTCGTCTCCATTGATGACCGGAAAACCGTTCCAATGCGTCGGCAAGGCCTTTCGGAAAACGACCGCAACATTGCCCCCGCGTTTCAAGACCTCGAGACATTGGGCTTCGTTCGTTTCGGAGCGGGAAAAGGTCAGGGAATAATTGGACGGGAGTTTTCCATCTAGGAAGGCCAGCATGCGGTCGTAATTTTTGGTATAGTCGTAAAAACGGGTCGTCTTGAACGCTTGAATGACCGAGTAACGCTCCCATCCGATATCGGATGTTCCGTTTAAACGGATGACCGGAACCATTTTCTTGGCCTTGGCCTTTCGAATGACCGACGTGACATTTTCTTTGAGCGTGGCAAGGAAGGATTCGCGGTCTTTGACGTAGTGAACGGTCTTTGCAATGCGCGCCTTTTGGACGCTATTGAATGCGCCACGACCCGCAGAATAGAGACAAGTCTGTCGGCATCCGTTGGATGCATTCGGGCATGCGTTGAAAAGACCGGAAAGACGGTCGGGTGCAAGATAGAGAATTCCGGTCAGGTAGCCTTTGCGCTGGCCTTTGACGGTTTTGGCGTTGGTGTCGATTGAGAGCAAGGATTTCATTGGATTAATGGTTTGGAGTGATTCCGAGAGATGATTCGAGGTAACCTAAGGCAAGGATTGCAAGGGCAAGCAAGGCAAGGATTGCCAAGCGTTTTAGGGTTGAGCGGTTCATGGATTAGATGGCGTTGACGTCGCCGAAACGAGCGGGAGCGGGGGCGAAAACTAGGTTGAGAACCCAAAGGCCTTCGTTTTCGTCGCCTTCGATTCGTTGGTCGTCGCCGAAAATTGTGACGCGATTAGGAAAGGTATCGTAGTCAACGTCGACGAAACGGGAGCGCAGGAAGGCGATTGCGGCGTCAACGTTGGTGAATGAGATGGCGACGTCAACGGGAAGGCCGGTTGCTGCGCTGTCGGCAACTGCGGCGAGGAGTGATTCGTTGGTGAAGATCCTTGTAAGCTCTTCAATATTGTCAGCGGTGACTACTTCGCCAAGGCCAAGGTCAACGCATTCGGGGAATAGCTTGTCACCGATAGCTAGCGTTCCGTTGAAACCGTCTTTTTTGTTCATGGGATGACGATAGACCGGGGCGGGGCGGGGCGTCAACAAAGTTTTTTAAACTTTTTTTCGATAGGGGAAAACATGGGGATTTGTTGGGGAAAATGCATAAAAAATTTTTGAGAGCGTTTACCTGGCGAGCGCAAAAATCGATTTTTGAGCGGGGAAAACCGGAGTTGCAAGCGGTTGCAATCGGAGCTTCGAACCGCCAACCTCTAGGAATGACGGCCAAGGAATGGGAACGGGCGAAAGCTCTCTATGTGTCGGGAATAGGATGGAAAGCGATTGGAGAGCAATTGAAGCTAAACGTCGATACTCTGAAGAGCAAGGCGAGCAGAGAAGGAGTGACGAAATTGAGGAAGGAGACTGAAGCAATTATCTCTTCGGAGATTTCTGTAAGGACAGAAAAGAGTCTTGAAGCTCTCTCTGTTCTAGTCCGTTCCAAACTAGCAGCAGATGCCGCAAGTACGCTTGAAAGGATCGAAGGTTACGCATTGGATGGCATCAAGGACGAAAGCTTGAGAGAGACGATCCTTGGTAGCGTTGCAAAGCGGTCGGCGCTTGTGTTTGGCTGGTCGGAGCAAGGTGAAGCAGCTAGCGTCTCGATCAACTTGCTCGGTTCGATGCCTGACAGGGTGGCTGAAATCCAAGTCACGAACGAATCCGAAACAAAGTAAACATAACTGTAATTGTGCAGCGCAGGGAAACTTATGGATTGAATAAGTTTTGCTTATGACAGAAAAGGATTGTTTTTCCTAGGGAATGGCACAGTTTTTGACTGGCAGGGTGGCCCCCCTTTTGCGGGTGGGCTTCGTTTACGATACCCCCCTCAAAAATTTTCCGCCTTTTTGACCATGTTAAACAAAATCAAAATTGGTCAAAGTATTTCTCTATCAACAGCGGAGCGTAAGCTCGCCCATTTCGTAGCCAAGAATCGAAATGGTAAGAATCGATATTTCAATGTGGTGAACCTGAAGATCAGCGCGGAAGATCCGCATACGGTCGATCTTGAGGGAATCTGCGGCGAGTTAGCTTTCTGCAAGCTGTTCAATGTTTATCCTGATCTGGATACGGATCGTAATCCTCCGCATCCGCTCTACGACGCGCTTGTCCCGCCACCGCCGGGATTTAGTATCGATGTGAAAACGACCAAGTATGACAATGGAAAGCTATTGGTCGATGCGCGCAAAGGATCGAAAACCGACGGAGTGGACTTCTACGCTCTGATGACAGGAACCTTCCCAGGTCCGTACACATTCCGTGGAGTCATCGCGAAGGAGCATATCATCCAACCCCATAAACTTGGCCTACTCTGTGGATACAAGAGCTACATGGCAGAGCAGTCGGAGCTGACCGATGAGTTTGAGGCCAATTACTAATTGTGATTGACACTTTAGTCGCCCTTGTGCGTCAGTGCGCGTAACGACCTTAAGCAATGCGGAGGCTTGGTCAGCCATCGCAAAACCGTCTAAGCGGCAATGACACTCCGCAGGTAGCAGGTTGGATAATCAGCCACCGTGTGGTGGATAGATGGCCAACCATAACGCAGATAACGTCGGTTTAATTTCATAATCTCATGGCTTGTCCTAATGTCTTCAACGCCTTTGCGGTGGCTACCGAGTCGCTCGCTCAGGACGTTTATAAACGCGCCTCGTACCGCTCGATGTGGCTCAACATGATTGAGCGCGGCGAGTATCCCCAGGGTACTGGTCTGACCCAGACCTCGTTCACCACCACCTCCATCGAGCCGACTGCGGCTGAAGAGTGGTCGGCCATCACGCTCGCCAGCGGCAATCCTGGTGATAACGGTGGCGCTTGCGATGTCACCTACAATGACGTTCCGGTCGGCTACAATGCCGTCACCTGGAGTCCTGAGCGTTTCGCCCTCAAAGGTCCGCTCTTGTGTAAGGATGATCTGACCTTCGACCATCGCGTCGAGGCGTTCCTCCGCGTGTACCTTGAGAAGCTCTCCATTCGCGCGCAGCGTTCTTGGGAAACCCGTTACCAGAACATGTTCGCCAAGTATGCCATCAAAGCTGTGGCCGACTCGTCCTTCACTCAGGTTGAGACGATTCCGTCTGGCGTGAATGAGTTGCCCTGGATTCAGACCGGATCCGCTGGTCAGGCGTTGAATCAGTCCACCTCCGAGCTGACGCAAGAGATGCTCGATGTGGCTGCTGCCACCCTGATCCGTAACGGTGCTACGAATCCTGATAGCTCTGGCTTCATCAGCTACAGCAGCGACGGCCCGGTGTTCCCGCTCTACATCGGCCTGGAGGCTTCTCAGCGCATCGCTCAGAACAACCCCGCATTCCGTGAGGATCTGCGTCAGGCTGATATGGGCAGCGGCAGCGGCGCTGAGTTGCTCAAGCGCATTGGCGCGAATCGGGTGATTAAGAACTTCCGTCACGTTCCTAATCTGTTCCCGCCCCGCTACACCTACGCTGGCGGCAAGTACACGTTGGTTCAGCCGTTTACCAGCGCTTCCGGCACTAAGGGTACGGTGTTCAGCGTCAACTCGAGCTGGACGACCGCTCCGTACGAGGCTGCGTTCATCGTCACCCCGTATGTGTTCAAGTCGCACATTGTGCGTCCTGTGAACCGCGTTGGTGATTTGAGCTGGATGCCGACCAACTACATGGGCGAGTGGCAGTGGGTGACTGGCGCGTACAAGCTCGATGTGGATTGCGCTGATCCTCTGGAGAAGAAGGGTCAGCACTACGCTGAGTTCATTCACGCGCCTGAGCCGATTTTCACGAATCAGGGCATGACGATCATCTTCCGTCGTTGCACCGGAGCGTTGACCCAGATCATTTGCAGCTAACGCTGCAAACGCTCACGCTTCGCGGATCATCTGACGCTAAGCATTCAAAAGACCCGCAGGCGTGAAAATGCTTGCGGGTTTTTTCTTTTCGGCGATTGTGGCCACCGGATTATCTCATAGGTTGTTTGTCTGTTACAGCTCCGTTGTTGGAGCAGCCCCTCATCGGCCCGAAAGGCTGGTGGGGGGTTTTTGATTGACATACATGCCATGAGTCTGATGCTCGCTTCATGCCGGTATTTACCATTCCCAAAGGCGTCGAAATCCCCGAGAACTTGAAGGAAGGCGAGGCTTTCCAGACAATGGCGACTATCGTTCTTGGTAAGAACGGAAAGGCGGAGGTCATCGAGATTGATGGCATGGCTATCCCCGGTTACGAGAAGAAGTCTAAGGGCAAGAAGATGGCCGAGGGAGGCGAGGAGGAGTACGAGGAGGGCGAGGAGATGGAGGGGGGGTCTACTCCTGGTGGTGGCGGTTTCATCGCCGAGGTGATGCAGCGCGGCGCTGGTCCGATGGCACGATAACCGAAACGCTAAAACGATATGGCTGACATTACATGCGCTGAAACGGCAACGCTGCTAAGCGAGGTTAGCCCTCTTGGATGTCGCGCACCGTGGGAGCGTGAGATGGCAAAGCTCGCGCTTCTCAATCGTATTGCTGATGGTGCTGGAACTGCGGCAGCAAATGCTGCTTCGTTCGGAACGGCTCGCTCGGTTACGGCATCCACGTCAGTCGTTTCGAGTGATTTCGCGATTATCGCCGATTCAACAGCGGCAGCGATTACGGTTTCGCTTCCCCCGGCGGCAACGGCCAATGGGCGGATATTCTTCGTGAAGCGCGTGAATGCTGGTGCGAACAATGTCACTGTCGATCCGTTTGGTTCCGAGACAATTGACGGAGCAGCGACTCATGTTTTGACGCTACAGTGGCACAGAGTTGAGATTATCAGCAACGGAACGGCTTGGTTCATCATAGCGCACCAATAATATGGCCGACTCATCATCCATCACCTGTACGGAAGCTGCTCAGCTTATCGCCGAGGTTTCGGCAACTGGATGTCGTTCTCCGTGGGAGGTGGACATGCTTGAGTTGGCGCTTTTGAATCGTATTTCGGATTCCACTGGCGGCGCGGTCGGATTTCCGCTTACGGCGGATTTGACGTCCATTACGGCTGACGTAACGACGATAACTGCGGATGAGACTCAATTTTAATCTACGGTAAAACCCTTCAATACTTCACATGGCAAAACAGACCATTAACATCGGCGCAGCACCGAACGACGGAACGGGAACTCCGCTTCGCACTTCGTTCGATTACTGCAATCAGAACTTTACCGAGCTGTACACGGCTACCGGCCCGAGCGGCAATAACATCGTCGTTCCTGGCTCCGCCACCATCACCGGCGATCTGACGGTGGACACCTCGACGCTGAAGGTTGATTCGGCGAACAATCGGGTGGGTATTGGTACGGCGAGTCCGGGGTTTCCGCTGGATATTATCGGTGCGAGCGGAGTCGGAGTTCGTATTTACGAATCGTCCACCGGGAACAACAATCGTCTCCAGATTACCCAAGAAGGAACTGAGACGAGGTTCAATTCCACCTTTACGACCGGATCTGCTTTTTACACTTGGCAGATTGCTGGCTCCACCGCCATGACTTTGAACTCTACGGGGCTGGGCGTGGGGGTTGCGAGTCCTTCGTACAAGCTGGATGTCAATTCTGGAGCAACCGCGAGTGCCGCCAACCTTAAGTCCACTGGATCATCGGTAATTGCACGTTTTGCGGATGGGACGGCTGATACTGGTTATGTTGGATCAGGTGCTGCCCTGATTGCTGGTGGCGCACGAACTGATTTCGGAATTCTCAGCGTTGGATCGCTGATTCTTGGATCTAACAACGCTCGCAGCGTTACAGTGGACACCTCGGGCAACGTGGGCATAGGCGTTACGCCGAGTTACAAGTTTCATGCTCTTGTTGCATCTGGATATTCTGGCGCTTTTAAGGCAAGCACTGCTGCTATTACAGGGGTTCTTATTGGCAATACTGTTGCCGATCTAACCGTAGGAGTTGATGCATCTGGCAATGGGCGCGTTACCGCTGATACATCCAAGTATCTCGGACTCGGTAGCAATGGAATCAATGATCGCGCAACATTGGATTCTGCTGGAAATTTTGTTGTTGGAATTGCCGCCGTTGCCACTACCGCCACCGATGGTTTCCTCTACGTCACCGGTTGCGCTGGAACTCCTACCGGAACTCCTACTGCCAAGACTGGCCGCGTTCCTATTGTCGTCGATACCACCAACAACAAGCTGTACTTCTACAGCGGCGGTTCTTGGGTTGCTGCCAACTAATCTACTACCACCATGAACACCATCTCCATTGTCTGGATCATCGAACGCCTGTTGGTCAAACCGACCGAAGGCACTCTCACCGATGTCGTCATCACCGCCGACTGGCGTTGCAACGGCTCGCAGGATAACTACAGCGGCACTTGCTACGGATCGACCTCATTCGCTCCGCCAAGCGAGAACTTCACGCCGTACGACCAGCTTACGCAGGATCAGGTTCTCGGCTGGTGCTTTGCGAATGGCGTGGATCAGAGCGCGATTGAGGCGAATGTGACGCAGCAGATCGCCGATCAGGTGAACCCTCCGATCATCGCTCCTCCGCTGCCGTGGTTGCCGCCGGTTCCTCCGCCCCAGCCCGAGATGATCGTTCCTCCGATGTTGCCGCAGGTGGAGCCGCCGCTCGTCAATGCGGAAACTCCTGTCGCCGCTGTTGACGAACAGCCGGTTGTTTCGGATGC